CGCCCCTCATCCGGCCCTGCGGGGCCACCTGCTCCCCTTCTGGCGCTACGCGCCACCTCCCCCGTACCGGGGGAGTCTGTCCCCAAGGGGGAAGGCAGGGGGGAGTCCCCGACGACGCGGGGGCTTCCGCTGACGCAAACGGGCACGGAGCGGTCAAGACCGCTCCCTACAAGGCACCCGTGTATGGCAGACCGTAGGGAGGGGTCTTGACCCCTCCGGGAAAGTGGACCGCTGACGCAAACGCCCCGGAAACAGGCGGCGGTGTAAGCTGGCGGGCGAGCAATGCTCGCCCCTACAAGAGTTTTTTGACATTCTGAGAAATACGCAAAGCCCGTCCCGGGTCAGACCGGGGCGGGCTTTGTGGTTTCAGGAGGCGTATTCGCGCTCCAGCGTTTCTACAAAATGTACCGGGTCGATGATGCGCAGGCCGTCGGCGTTGGGCGGCGAGTGTCAAGCGGGAAAGCGGAAAGAGAAGCGGAAGTCCGGTTTTTGGGATTGCCAGGCGGGAATTTGCAAAAATATATTGACAACTATATGTTGTTGCATTAAGATGAGAGTAACCAACAATACCTGACAGGAGCGGCAACATATAAGGAGGACAGCGATGGACTATAAGGAAAAAGTGGAGTGGCTGGGTCGCTATCAGGCGTCTGTCAGCTGCCAGCACATGCTGGAAGAAGAAATCGAGGTGCTGCGCAGCGACGCCGAGCGGGTGACGGCCTGCATGAGCGGCATGCCCGGGCGCAGCGGCCCTAACGCGGACAGGCTGCCGCGGGCCGTAGAACGTATCGAAGAAGCGCAGAAAAGGCTGGAGCAGCAGCTGGAAAGCTGCATGGAAACGCGCGCGGAAATTATGTGCGGCATCATGACGGTGCGGGATAGGCCGGGGCAGGAGGTGCTGCGCCGCCGCTATGTGATGGGGCAGAATTTTTCGGAAATCGCGGAGGCGATGGGGGTAGTTCAGCGCCGGGCGTACCAGCTGCACCGGACGGCTGTGGAGGGGATGGCCGTGCCGAAGCGGGCGTGAAAAAGATTTCAGTAAATTTCCCGAAGATTTCGCAAAATTTCATTGTATTTCACAACCAACAGTGGTAATATGATACCATCGAAACTCGTGAGAGGAAGTGATTCCTCCCGCGGGTTTTTTTATACCCATTCGGGAAAAGGAGGGATGCCGTTGTGTGAGATCGACGCGGACCATGTGCTGGACGAGCTGGCCGAGATCGCCTTTGCCGTCCCCGGCGAGGAGGGCGGTCTGCCGGTCAAGGTGGCCGACAAGCTGCGCGCGCTGGAAATGCTGTACAAGCATCTGGGCCTGGGCGACGGGGCGAAAACAGAGGGGGTGGTCATTGTGGACAGTGAAAGTTAGGAGCGAGGAGAGAGGAGAGAGGCACCAAGGTGGAAGTGCGGCTGAAGGAGAAGATACCCGGCGTGTTCTGGCCCGTGCATCAGGCGATACGGCGCGGCGAGGTGACAGAGGTCGTGGCCAAGGGCGGGCGCGGGTCCGGTAAGTCGAGCTATCTTTCGATGGAGCTGGTCTGGCAGCTGCTGCGCCACCCGGACTGCCACGCCGTGGTGCTGCGCAAGGTCGGCGGCACGCTGCGCAACAGCGTGTACAACCAGATCGTATGGGCCATCGGGGAGCTGGGGTGCGCGGGGTATTTCCGCTGCACGGTCAGCCCGATGGAGTGCACCTATCTGCCCACCGGGCAGAAGATCTTATTCTTCGGGACGGACGACCCGGGCAAGCTCAAGAGCTTAAAGCTGCCGTTCGGCGCTGTGGGCATTTGTTGGTTTGAGGAGCTTGACCAGTTCGACGGCCCCGAGGAGGTGCGCAATGTCGAGCAGACCGTGCTGCGCGGCGGCAGCTGGACGCTGACGTTAAAGAGCTTCAACCCGCCGGCCATGGCCCGCAGCTGGGCCAACCGCTACGCGCTGGAGACCCGCCCCGGCAAGCTGGTGCACCATTCGACCTACCGCGATCTGCCGCGGGCCATGCTGGGTGAGCGGTTCTGGGCCGACGCCGAGCACCTGCAGCGGACGAACCCGGCGGCGTTCCGCCATGAGTACGGCGGCGAGGTCGTGGGCAGCGGCGCGGCGGTGTTTGCCAATTTGCAGCTGCGGGCCGTGCCGGACGACGAGCTGGAACGGTATGACCGCGTCTACTACGGCGTGGACTGGGGCTGGTACCCCGACCCCTGGGCCTACAACGCCGCGGCCTACGATGCGGCGCGGCGGGTGCTGGTGATTTTTGACGAGCTGACGCGCAGCCGCACGCCGAACCGCGAGACGGCAGAGCTTTTGCTGGCGCGCGGCGCGGGCACGGACGGCCCGCTGACGGCGGATGCCGCCGAGCCGAAATCCTGCGCCGACTACCGCGCCGCCGGGCTGCCCTGCCGCGCAGCCCAGAAGGGCCCCGGCAGCGTGCGCGAGAGCATGAAGTGGCTGCAGGGGCTGGCGGCGATCATCATTGACCCGGTGCGCTGCCCGGCCACGGCGGCGGAGTTCAGTGAGTACGAGTACGAGCGCGACCCGCGGACGGGCGAGGTGCTGCCGGGCTATCCCGACGTGAACAACCACCACATTGACGCGGTGCGGTACGCGGTGGAGGGGGTGTGGAGAAGGAGAGGGGCGTGAATCAGTGAGGAGTTAGAAGTGAGGAGTGCGTGTAGGGGCGACCATTGGTCGCCCGTCAACTTACCGCAGCAACGCATTTCCCGGGACGGTTTGCTTACAAGGCAAACGGGCACGGGCGAGCAATGCTCGCCCCTACAAGAGTTTTTCGACAGTTTGCGCCTTCCCCCAAGGGGGACGGCTTAGAGAAAGGAGGAAACGACCATACAATCTTATTTGGAACAGGCATTTGGGAAAAGTGACGTTACATCTGTCAAAATGCGGGCGGCGGTGCGGGAATGGTTTGATCTGTACTACGGCGTGCCGCGCGCGGGCGAGGATACCGCGCCCCGTGTGGCGGCGCTGATCGTCGGCAAGCTCTGCCGCACGGTCTTTGCCGAGTATGAGACCCGCCTGCCGCCCGAGGCACCGGACCCGCTGCGCCGCAGCCTGTCGGCGCTGAATGCGGCGGCCAAGACCGCGATGCAGTACGCGCTGGTGGGCGGAGAGTGTCTGCTGAAACCGGTGCCGCGGGACGGGGCGTTCGACTTTGCGGCCATCCGGCGCGACTGCTACGTGCCGCTAGCCCGCGACGCCCACGGCAGCCTTCTGGCCGTCGGCACGATGGAGCGGCACAGCGTCGATGGGCGGCAGTACGCCCTTTTGGAGCGCCGCACCGCGGGCGCGGACGGCCTGACCATCGAAACGCGGCTGTTTGAGCTGAACGGCCAGACATTGGGCCGCTGTGTGCCGCTGGCCACGCTGCCCGCCTGTGCAGAGCTGGTCCCGCAGCTTGTGCTGCCGGGGGTGCAGGGCGTCGGGCTGGCCGTGCTGAAAACGCCGCTGATGAACTGTGTGGACGGCAGCACCGACGCGGTCAGCATCTACGCCCCGGCGGCGGGGCTGCTGCACGCACTGGCCCGCTGCGAGGAGCAGCTGAACGCCGAATTTGCGAACGGTGCGTCCCGCGTTTTTGCGTCGGAGGATCTGCTGCGCCCCGATGCCCAGGGCCGCCGTGCGCTGCAGGACGATCTGTTTGTCGGCCTGCCGGACGACCCGGCCAATGTCGGCGTGACGGTCTACAGCCCGGCATTGCGGGAGGGCAGCTATCTGGCCCGCAAGCAGGATCTTCTGCGCGGGTGTGAGAGCCTGCTGGGCCTGCGCCGCGGCATTCTGAGCGAGGTCGAGACCCCCGCCGAGCCGCGCACGGCGACGGAGATCACCGCAACGTCGGTGGACTACGACCTGACGATCCGCGACCTGCAGAGCGCATGGACGGATACGGTGCAGCAGGCCATGGCGCTGTGCAGTGCGCTGGGCGCGGTGTACGGGCTGGACGGTCTGCCGCAGACCGCAGCCCCGGCTATCGACTGGGGCGACGGTGTTTTGTATGACCGTGCGCGCATCTGGGCCGAGCAGCGTGAGCTGGTGGACGCGGGGCTTCTGCGCCCCGAGCTGGCGCTGGCGTGGTATTTTGATTTGCCGCATGAGACCGAGGCGGAGCTGGCAGAGATTCGCCGCCGGTTTATGGGCGATGCAGGGCGGGCGCAATGAGCCTGCCGTGCAGTGCGGCGGGGGTGAGGTCACCCCGCCCTACGTATTGTTTGTAAGGGGGATGTAGGGCGGCCTGCCCTCAGGCCGCCGCGGACGTGCATGGGTGCGGGGGTGGTTTCGGGCCATCTTTGTAGGGGGCGGCGTCCTCGACGCCCCGCGGAGGGGTCAAGACCCCTCCCTACGATGTAGGGGTGAGACGGG